ATCTTCTACAAATAAAGGAATAGTGTCTACAAAATCATTTGACTTTATATATTTATAATCTTCCAAACTTACCTTCTTTAGGAACTCTACCGTAATTTTTGGTCCCGATAAAGACTCTGCTAAAACAAGACCCATATTATGAAACCCGATGTCTATCGCCAACACCTTCATGTCTTTATGTGAAAGATTTTCCTTAACTATAATTTACACTAAATGGAAGTTCATTTACCGTATCTATAAATGTGAATGCCATTGAAATACGAGTTAAATCAGGGACTAACGGTGCATAAGCCTGATGTGGTATATATCCCTTGAATAGTACAGCTCTTTTTGTGAACGGTTCAATTCTGGTAATTTCTTTAGTTTTCAATTCTAAGTCTCCACCAGATTTATCGTAGTTTTCGGGTGTAATATCACCTATATAGATTAAAAGTGTATAGACATTTGGTTTTTGATCATCTATGTGTAATGTCACGTCTTGACCACGTACTTGACGATTTAAATAAACTCGTTGTAATTTAAAAGTTGTATTCGTACATTTGTCTATTCTATTTTTAATTTTCAAAATGAATTTTTTTGCAGAAGGGATAATAGTTTCCATATCAAACGACCAATCCCTTTGAGGTCTCAAATCAATTAGAATTTTTTTATAAGCGTTATCTGCTGGGATAAAATACCACTGTCGGTTTATAGCTGGTTGTTTTTCACCATAGTATTTATTATCTAAATTGAGTGATTCCTCACCAATGAATTGTCGAGCCTCTTCTAGCTCCTCATCGTTGATGAAATTTTCAAGAATGGTTATATCCTTCATATATCTATCTCAAACATTTTCCTTAACTATAGTATATGAAGAACAAACAAAAGACTCAGCTCATGGGGGTCGTACTAATCGCATTGGTAGTATTCATCGTGTATCTCATACAAAATCCTCGAGTTGTTAAAGTCCCAGTAAAGGTTCCTACGATGATGGTACCTCCTAGACCAAGGCGGTCCCAGGAAGTTCGTCATGAACCCGAGTTTAGGGGACCCCCTATCAAGAAGTATAAACCCGGTCAAATGCAACAGATGGGTATTTTAGTGGGTTCAGGTGAGACACTCCCCCTCTATGGTAAGGAAGTTCGGGGAAGACGTGATCGCTACCACTACTATACAACTACGGGTGGTGAGAACCTGTATCCAATTTCCGTGAGTCATAATTCGCGTGAATGTATGGAAGACATTGGGTGCCAGGAACTTTATGGAAATGAAACAGTGACCGTTACTGGTAAAACTGGTTCATTCGCGATAAAGATGTACCGCACAGATGATTTTTTTTAAATACGCTTTTTTAGGTCTTTTACCACATTAGCGGTTGTAGAACTGCAACATGAAGAACTGCAACACGCTATCGCGAGCATTGGTGGTGTTTTGAAAGGCATCTTTATAACACCATACACTACCAACATGGAGCACAGTATACTCACTATGTTCGCAATAAGGTATTTAGGATCCATAGGTTTATCATCTCCTTTTAAGAGACTGAGACCTGGCAAAGAAAACACGAGTCCCATTTATATTACGTCAACAAAAATTATTTACCATAGCATATTCTCTCCTGTGAAATCCAGTCATAGATGAAATTTTTGCCTTTTCAAGTAAAAGTTCCTTAATTGTGTCCTCATCGAGATGTTTTAAGAACTCTCTCTTCACCTCGATGCCGTCAAGTTGATGTTTCTCCCGTTTACCCTGTACATATGGCCATGTGTGTTTTCTTAGTGATGAAACATCACCTTCGAGTTGTCTTATTCTTGGAAGTAAAACTTTGTGAATCAATATTTTAAGTTCATGTACCTCACTCATCTTAACCTGTTTTTACAATTTATCTTTATAATAGATTTTCTCAACATCTAATAGGGATGACTCCAGAGAAACGTCAATTTCTTAAAAAACTTGCACCAGGGGTGCGTGAATTATTGGATTCAAATCGAATAGGATTAGAACCTAAAAATGATACTGAAAAATTTATAAAAAGACAACTACTCAGTCATAATGGTGATGGAACATATGAATTGTCTATCGGTAAGTTTAAAATTGCTATGGGTGTGTTGGATGATGAAATACTGTATACGATATTTATGTATTTGGACACCTCAGGTATCACAATACGACGTGTGTACAGATATATGAAATTGAACGTACTCGAGTTTTCTGATATGATCGTGGATGAAGATATTGAAACCTTTTATGATTTTCTTAGCTATTAGTATATGCAATATAGGGATCTCAAAAATAAAGCAAAAAAGTTAGGTCTTCGTGTCACCAAGACTGTTCAGGGTAAACGTGTAAAACTTACAGCCAGGGAACTTCGTGCCAAGATCACCATGAACTTTGAGAATAGTGTCAAGAATGCTCAAAGAGTTATTCGTATTTGTCGAACCGTCGTTGTTCCCATAACTAGTGCTCCTCCACCACCTCCACCACCCCGAGCCACTCGCCCCATAGCACCTGGTGGTAATACTCGTGCTAAACTTTTAGCTGAACTGAAAACTGCTTTAAAAAAAAGAGGACTGAATAAATAATGAATCTTGAAGAGGTAAAGAAAGTTTTGGTAGAATGGGAGGGTGACGCATATGAAGTCATAAAGAACTATGCGATACAGATGCGTCGGAATGATAATGAAATCACGGAAGAATTCGTAGAGCAGTACCTCGGTGAGGAACTCTATGAACGCCTTGGAACGATGATTCGATTTTTTAAAAAGTTTGAAGAAATTAAATTAAAATATAATTATAAAATAGAATAAGTATGAAACCTGCTACACTACTCCTCATGCTTTGTTTTTGTTCATGTTGTTCATCATCCTCTTCAGCAGCCGTCTTTTTCGCTGGTCTGATTCCTAGGACTGGACCTCACTTCAGGAAAGTGACGGGAATTGGGGATTTAGTTGCGCAGGCGCCATTTATAAATACTTTTTCTAAGGGAAGAACTGGTAAGAAAACTGATAAGGAAAATAAGTTACAGGTGGAGAACATTCGTAAATCCAATCCAGATGGAGTTGCAAAATTTTGTGCTACTGCTAATAAAATGAGAGCTACTAGAACCGCTCCTCCTTACAACCAACCTGGAGAGATACTAACTATTGGAGGTATGAAAAAAAGTGGGACTATAATGAATGAAGCGATGGAACCATTGGGTGCGTCAGTAAACTACGTTGAAATAGCCGCTAGGGAATTTTGTGGAATGTGATTCCAAACCTCTTAGACATGAACTTCTTGACACCCTCAAAAGATGGATAACTCCAGAGATACCAACGTGACCAAAAGCCAGCCCCGTTGATACCACTTATTCCCCAATTCTCTGAGAAGCTGTAGTCTACATTCAACATCCTGTCCTGAATTTTCTTGGGGTCTCTCTCTGCTATGGTGCGTTTAGGTACTCGTCCACCGTGGCGGAGTACATAGGAACGCATACGTGAAGGATTCTTGTGTTTGGTGTAGTCTGAATACCCACTGGCACCAAAGTCAACAGTCCTGCCGTCTTCTAAAACAGCCCTAAATTTCTTTTTAGAGTTAGGGCTCTTGATAATTTTGACGCGCATACTTATATTTTACTAACATAATTTACTTGCACGCCTGGCACCCATAGGCTTCCTTTTGGGGAAGGAAGAAAAGGCGCTCGGGACCACGCTTCACACGGTACATGTGATCGTATACATGGAGAAGGGCGACGGTCAGCGCAAGGCTAGACACGACGACACCATTAATCTTGCGAGAAGTCCAGGCATACCCAGCGATAGTCGCAACGAGCATGATTTGGACGATGGTCAATACGGGAAGATTGGGCATCACGAAACGCTTCTCGAGAGTGTTGACTTCCTCAGTAGGGGCGGGGGTGACAGCGTAGGTATCGGTACCGTATCCAGGCATTTTTATTATCTACCGAGAAAATAATGTGGAGTGTCCTGTTAGCTTCAGCGGGTCTAATCCTTCATGACTTCCTGAAGTCTCCGATAGATCTACTGTATTTCAATAACCCCCGACGACCACTGATTGGAATTCGGAATGCCCTCCTGGATATATTTCTTTACGCATCTAACTATTCAGTTCGAGACTATCCAGGGTTATGGCTCATTAAGTTGCATCACCTAAAAATTCGAAAAGAGTTTGAAAATGTTTCAAAGACTGTCAAGAAACATATGTTCCATGACTTGGACCCTTGGTTTGAAAAGAACGATGACTACTATTTCTATAAGGTTGAGGACTTCCCTGACTTGAAAAAACTCGTCGATCTAATTCCCTCAATTCATAAAGAGACTGCATTGTTTGCAGTTATGGATGGACCTATGGCTATCCCACCTCATAGAGCTGAAACCAATTTATTACTACGATATCATCTTACTATAAAGGGTGGGGGTGATTGCACACTTTATACCGAGAGAGGTCCACATCAACATCGTGATGGTGAAGACTTTTTATTCGATCACGCGAGATACCATGAAGTCACTAAAACTGGGAGTGATAGGCGGGTCGTACTCATCCTAGATGTAAAAAGGTTTTAGAGATGCTTACGACACACAGCTACATACATATCACTGCCACCTATGAGTTCTAGGGTTTTGTCGTCTACAATTCGCTTAGTGAAAGGACCTAGAGTTCCATCATTGCAGCGCATACAGAATGCCGAAAGTTTGGTCACATCACATGCCAGTGGGATACAATCAATAAGTTCACCAAACTTTTGCTGAAAAGAATCGGCATCAAGACCAGCCAGAATCACACATTTATTGATAGATAGACAACACTCAACAAACTTTTTGAGATTAGGAAAGAATTGTGCCTCGTCTATGGCGACGATATCAGCCATG